GGCGGGATGTCGTCGAACACCACATCCCCCAAGCGAACCGGCAGTTCAACGTAAAAGTCATACCAGTTGAGGACATCGTGCCGGACTAGGCTTTTTGTCCGCGTGTAGCCGCTGATCGACTGGCTGACGGTCGCACTCGCACCCTCGACGTTCAAGAGCGACAGTGTGTTGATCAACTCCCCCGGCGTTACCTGGGCGACGATCTGCTCTGGCGCGACGGTCTGGCTGCCAACGACCTTATCGAACATCTTGTGGCGGTTCGTGCTACCGAGCGAAAGCCACTTCGTTTTATCGGTCAGCGCCTGCCCGACATTGCCGGCGACTTGCGACTCGTAGAGTTCATGGACGTTGGCGGCGATGCTCGAAACGACCGCGCCGAGCGCGTACGTGGTGCCGCCGGCATAGGGCGCGTACACGGTCCCTAGCGACTTCCACCAGGCTGGAGATGACGCAGGCGGATTTCCGATGTTTGCCGCCTGCAAGGACTTGTAGACGGCCTGCGCTGTGCCTGTAGTGACGCCGCGAATATCGCCCACGGCGTAAGTGGTGCCGCCGTCATATTCAGCCACCATCACCTCCGGCACGCTGCTGCTCGTGAGTTTGGCGTCGGTCACGACGATTGGACGAATCATGCGGAAATCAGCGGCGCCCATTAAACCGCCTCCGCTTTAGTGCGCATGGACTCGTAGCCATCGGTGAGCGTTTCCAGTCCATCCGCCTGCCGGCGTACGTTGCGACCCATCTGCTCAAGCTCGGTCTGCTGGCTGCTCACCGCCGAGGCTAGCCGGTCGATTGCCGCCGCCATTGCGTCATTGCCGCCTGAATTGCGAGCGGCATTGAACAGGTCGCGCGTGCTGTGGATGCGGGATGGCCCGGTCGCCTCCACTTCAGGGCCAATCTCGCCAACCATGCGCAGGCCGCCCATGAAGTCGCCGCCATTGGCAAAGCCGGGAATCTTGCGCGACATCGCCTCATCCGAGTTTTTGATGGCTTCGATGATGTTCGCCATCGAATTGCCATTGGCCGCCGCGTTCTGCCAATAGGCCAGTCCAGCAGCGTCTGGGGCGCGCCCAAGATACGACTGATACGCGGTGCTGATAGGGCCGGCCGAGCCGCTGTAAGGGTTCGCCTTCGCGCTGTCGATGGCCTGCTGGAACCCGGCGCGCGCGCTGGCAACCGTCAGCATGGAAACGTCGATGCCCTTGAGCAGATCAATCTGCTTTTGAGCCGCCGCCAGGATCTCGTTCAGAGAATCGAGCGACTGCTGATCGACTGACAGGGCGCTGTCCGCCAGATCGCCGAGCGCCGCCAGGTCGTTTTGCGTGGCCGCTGTGTAGCGCTGGAATTCAAGCGCGCTGGCAAACTGGTCGGAAGCGTCCCGGCTCAGGATACCCAGCGACTTCTGGATTGCCGAAGAATCCGGCAGCGCACCGCCGGCTTTGGCGATTGCAAGAGCTGCTTTGATCTGCGCCTGCGCATTCTCGCGGGCATACGCCTCGCTGTCAGGCGCCTGGATGCTGTCAAGCGTCGAGCGGATCGCGTCGGACAGCGCTTTCTCTTTGGCGATGCGGGCCGCGAGAACGTCCATGCTCGACTTCATCACGCGCTGCAGCACACTGAAGGCGTTGTCCACGTCGCCGACAAGGCTCGATGCCGAAGCCTTCATCTTGTCCATCGCGGCGGCGGCAGCCTCTACCACTTTGGCCGTTGCCGCAGACGTGGCCTCGGCCGCCCAAATCTGGCCCTGCGTCAGGCGCGCCTGGTCCGACAGCATCGCGGCGAGTGCGTCCGAACGGGTGGCGGCAAGAGCGCCCTCGGTATCGCCCAAGGCCGCCATCAGTTCGATGTCCAGGCCGCGCTGCTCCTTGCGGATTGCTTCAGCAGCAGCAAGCGCCTCCGTAGCCGATTGAGCCGAGGTGGCGACAGCCTCAAGGGTCGGATGTAGTTCAGCGAACGCGCCGGCATTCTTCAGCAGGACGGCGACATTCGACGCCCCAGCTTCGCCCATCGCCATCTGCGCTTCGACTTGCGCACGATACGCCTCGATGGTTGCCGGCACGGCCAAGCCCACGGAGGCCAGCGCATCGGCCATCTGTTTCGTGGCGCCGGCCGTCTTCTCGGCTTCGCTGTAGAACTTGTCGTAGTAGGTCGACGCATTCCCGGCGAGCGCTTCGATGCCGCCCGATGCCGTGATCAGTTCCGACGTTGCCGCTTCGCTTAGACCGGCGAAGCCTGTCAACTTCTCGCCCATGACAACGAGCGCGCGCTGCGTCGCATTGATCGACTCAACAACCTTGCCGAGTTCCTCGATGCTCGCGCCGGTGCCGACGTTATTGAGCATCGTTTGCGCCCAGGCTGGCAGGCCGATGCCGTCAAGGGCGGTGCGAACCGATGCGCTGAGAGCGGCCAGGTACTCGGCCTTGCCGGCGTCACCGTCAGCAAACACCTTCGGCGCCCAGCTGCCCGTTTTCGTGTCCTGCCAGTTGAGAATCGTTTCACCAAGCTTGGAGATCATCAGGCCGCCCCACGCGCCATCTTTCGACGTGTCGTCAGCGAACGCGGTGGCGGCGGTGTAGCCGGCAGTCTTGCCGAACGCCGTAGCGGTGCTGTCGAGGATGCCCACGATGCCCGACGCCAGCGCGGCCGTCATCTTCTCGGTTTCAGCATTGACGCGCGTGGCCTCGAAGTTCAGCGACTCGGCGCGCACGGTTGTGACGCCTGCCGCCGATGCGGACGAAGCGCCGCCAGTGTGGTACGTGCCGGAGGTGTCGAGCTTCTTCCAGAGCAGCACAGCCGCGCCGATTCCAAGTGCGATCGGTCCCAGGGCGCCGATTACGGATGAAAAGCCTGCAGCCATCCCTGATGCCGTGCCGGTGCCGATTGCACTCAGGCCCGCGCTAAGCGTGGTGCCCAATCCAATTTGGCCCGTCAGGATCGCTCCGGCAGTCTGCATTGCGCCAGCGCCGATGCTGCCAATAATGCTGCTGATGCCGAGGCTGGAGCCGATAGCACTGCCAGCACCCGAAGTGGCAGCATTCGCCGCGCCACTCATCCCCATCATCCCGGTCAATGCTCCAGCGACAGGATTGACGATGGCCGAAATGATCGGGCGAAGCACCAACGTGCCAAACATATTTTTGATAGTGTCGATCAGGTTCCGGCCGAAGCCTTTGCCCGACTCGAAGCCGCGCATCAGAGCATCGGTCAGCGAGTCTTTGATAGACGCGGCAGTGGTTTTCCACTCGTCTCTGGCGTCTTCGGCGGCCTTCTTGGCGACATCTAGATTGCCTTTTTCGACCGCGAGCAAGCGTAACTCTTTTAACTTCGAAATCTGCGTATCGAGCGCGATCAATTCGGCGTACGTCGCCGGACCCGCAGCCAGCGCAGCCTCAGCCTTTGCCGCAGCCAAGTCGATCACCGCGACCTCGGTCAAGCCGTAGGCGTCGATCTGCTTTCGCATGGCGGCGATTTCGTCATCGATGCCGGCGGTTGTCTTTGCGAGGGACACGTACAGTTCGGCGTCTACCGCAGCGGCGGACTTTTCTGCCGCGTCCTTCAATGCCCATGCCTGCGTTGCATCCGCCAGCGCTGCCGCTTCGGCCAAAATTTGCGCACGCAGGGCCGCCGTCGGTGCTTTAGCTGCGTTTCGGGCGGCCGCCATCTCCTTGATTTGTGCGGCGTTCATGCCGAGTTGTGAGCCCTCGACCTTCATGGAGGCGATGAAGTCGTTGCCCGCCTTGACTGCCGACTCGTATTCCTGCTGGGATTTCTTAGCCGCTGCGGTGCGCTCCTGAACTGCCTTCTTTGCAGCTTCCTCGCGCGCCTTCTGCTCAGCCAGCAGGTCCTTTTGCGCCTTCATGATCTTGGCTTGCGCATCGACTGCCGCATTGCCCTCGCCGGACCACGCATCCGAAATCGTTTTCGCGCTGTCTGACCAGCTCGAGCTAAGGTCCTTGGACCACTCACGCCCGATCTGCGCCGCCATCTTGAAATCGCCGTTCAGGATCGCAACGATCTGCGCGCCCGCGGCACCGATGGTTTTGCCGACCGTGGAGAACACTTCGACAATGCCGACAGCGATCGTGAACAGCACCTTCAAAGTATTGCCAAGAAACTCGGCCACCTTCTTCAGGTTGTCGCCACTGGTCATCGACGAGAGGAAGGCACCGCTCAAGCTGCTCATCGTCGGCAGAAGCTCCGCCGCGATCCCTCGCGCGACACCTTGACTTCCCATCATCAGCAGGTCCAGATTGTCGTTGAACGCCTCGGCACTCTTTGCCGTGCTGTCGCTCATCGTCAGGCCTAGCTTGTTGGCCATCTCGTCCATCTGGCGGAAACCTTCGGCGCCACCGTTCAGCAGCGGGATCAGGTCGGCGCCGCTCTTGCCGAAGATCTCCTGCGCCATCGCGCTCTTGCGCGCGCCGTCGTCCATCTTGGCAAATGCTTCGGCCACCTGGTACAGAACTTCCTTGTTGCTGACCAGGGCGCCGTTTGCACCCTCCGTCTTGATCCCGAGCGCCGCCAAGCCGCTGTTGCCCTCGGTAATCGCCTTTGACAGCTTGGACATCGACCCGGCGAACGCATCCCCGCCAGCGCCGCCTAGGTCGAAGGCCAACTGCATTCCTGCCAGGTCCTTCACTGCCACGCCAGTTTTTGCTGACAGCTTGCTCGCTGCATCGGCCGCATCGATCGCGCCCTTAATCCAGCCAGCGAAGGCGCCAATGGAGAGTGCGGCGGCGATTCCAGCCAATGCCGCGCCAGCGATACCCGCCATGCGCCCCATGGCTCCCGTTGCATCTCCGACGACGCGGCGCGCACGGTCCATGTCAGCCTGCAGGCGCGCGATACCTGCCATCAAACGGATTTCGATATCGCCAGCGATCATGGTTTTCCAATTCGATAATAGAAAACGCCCAGCGGAAGCCGGGCGCATGGTTAGTTCAGGAATACATCTAGCTTGCGTCGAAGTTCGGCGCTCTTCAGCCGGGCCGCGTTTCTACTTTCCGCGTACGGAGGCGGGCAATCCTCCTTCGTGGCGCGATGCGATTCGTTCAGGTAGTCGATCGACAGGCGCCGGAGCGTCTTGCATTCCCATGGCGACAGGGTGATGCCCTCGTTGTCCTGGTAGTTGCGCAACTCCGTGTTTGTGATGGAACTGTCGCCCAGCGTCGGCCCAACCTGCCAGAAGTGCGTGAGCAGATACCCTGCATCGCCAACGGGCGGCATGTCCGGCTCGAAAAACTCGTCGCGGGCGGAATCCTTCATTTTCTGGAGCCGGGTTTTGGCCGGCGTCTTCGACTTGTCGGATTCAGGCTTGTCCGGCGCGGCGCCGAGCCACGCGCCATGCCGGACATACAGGCTTAGTTCATCGCCAGCGACTTTTAGAAATTTGCCCAGTCGCCGTGGAACTTGGCTACCTGGTCGATGATGTAGCCGAGCTTCGGATTCGCGTACAGGTCTTTCGGCGAGACCGGGAAGTTCTCGATTTGCGTGGTCACGGCAATCAGCTTGCTCGCACGCTGGGCGATGTTGCCCTCGACGGTTTCTTTCGACACCTTGCCGCGCATGGCGGCGTAGGTCCTGGTGGTCGTTGCGGTGTCGATGATGTGCTGCGCGTTCATCGCCTCCTTGGTGCCGGGGCTGCGCACTTCGATGCGGACAGGCAGGCCGTTAAACAGCAGCGGGCCGTCATCCTTCTTGCTCTGCACTTCCAGCCAGGCGGTATCGGTAGCTTCGAAGTCGGCGAGGTTGAATGCTGCTGCGGTCATTTGGTCGTTCATGGTGATTTCCTTTTCGCGGATAGAAAAATGCCCGCGCCGGCCGCCGCTCCCGCGAAAGGAGACAGCGGCCAGCCGGTGCTGGTGATGGCCGAATGGCCGGTGATGGTTTAGTCGACTACGGTGTCGGTCTGGCGCAGCAGGGTCATGCTGCCCTTCACGGCGTCATTGCTGGTGCCGCCGCCCTTCGTGAACTTCGAAACCTGGGCGGTGAAGTAGTCGTTCGACTCGTCCTGGTTGACGACCTTGAACGATGGCACCGAGTAGTCCTTCGAAGCGGCTTTCACGAGGATCTGTCCGGCGTCGCTCGCTGCCCACGCGCATTCGAACTCGGCGTTCGGCAGCTTGAAGGAGCCTTTCTTCTCGCGGTCCTGCGCGTCGCCCACCGTGGAGAGGGTCGCGGTCGAATACTCGCGACCCTCGACGCTGCCGACGTTGGTGATCTGGCCAACTTCCACCCACGTCAGGAGTGCAAAGGCCGCTGCTGCGCCCGCGCCCTCCGCTACGGTTGGCGCGCTGGCCGAGATGTACAGCTTGGCACTTGCAATGGTGTCGAAATCAATTCCTGCCATGATGAAACTCCTATAAAAAAGCCCGCTCGCGGATGCGAAACGGGCGGGCTAAAAATCTTGGGATGTAAAAAATGCCGCTCTAGGCGGCTGGTACTGGTTGGCTACTGCTTAATTCGGTTCGAGATATGTCACCTTGAAGTCGCGCGACTGCTCGAAGGTTCCGGCCTCCGGGTTGGAGAGATCGGGACCAACCGAATCGCGCAGGACGCTGCGCACAGTGGTGCCGGCAATCTCTCCGGTATGCACGCCAGGGCCGAGCTTTGCGGCGGTCAACAGCGCTTTCTGCTGCGGGTACGAGGATGCGTAGACCGTGACCTGAATGCGCGCCGTTACGAGCGTATTGGGGCCGCTGCGGGCTACTGTGTCCTGCTCGACGCGGCTGATTTCCTTGATGCCGACTGCCGGGACGGATTTAACTGGCACATCACCGGCCCAAATCTCGGTGCCGACCAAATCGGTCAGCGGAGAGTGCGCCATCAACAGCGCGTTCATGACCGCGACTCCGTGCATTATTTCGACTTCTTCGGGCGGGCGAGGCTGATCAGCGGCGCGTCGGGCTGCGGGGCGAGCGGCTCGATTGCGGCTGGCGCAAGGATGGCATCTCCCTTGCCTATGTGGTAGCGCGCCAGGCGGTCGCCGCGCGCCCCTTCGACGGTTTCGTATTGCAGGCCGCCGACTAGTTCTTTCACGGTCACGCCATCAAGCGACCCTTGAATCGTTCGCGTCATTTGGATTTTCATTCTGGCTCCGGTGCGGGGGAATTGAGTCCTTCTTTGTTCAGTCGCTTTCGCACCTGGGCGGCAACAGCGGCGATCGACTCGCTGCTCTTGCTGTCGAATGCCGGACGTACGACCGGGTGTGGCTTTGCGCCAGGGTGATCGACCGCGGCAACCACTTTTCCGCCGATTAGAAGGCTGCCTGAGCCCTTCGGCGCGATATGGTGGGGCTTGGTGCCAAACTCGACCAGGTGAGCGTGTGGCGCCTTCTTGCCGCCGATTTTGAGCGATACGGTTACGCGGCCCTTCTTGGCCTTAGTTGAGATCCGGACGCTCGCCAGCAGATCGCCGTCGACAACAGGGATGTTCGCCTTCACCTCGGCTTCAAAGACCTTGCCACCCGCTCGCAGTGCCGAGCGCATGATGTTCTGCTCGAGCTTGGGCGCGAGCGTCTGCAGGAACGCATCAAGTTCGCGTCCTCCAGCGATGTTTTGATCAGCCATTGGTGAAGCTCTCCAACATGAACTCGACGTGGTCGCGGTCGTCGAGCAGCGCCGGGCCGGCGATAATCTGCATCCCGCGGTTCCCGTGGCTGTGTAGCGTCACCCGGTCGGCAGGTAGAAAAACACCTTTGCGCATCCGAAGACGGGTGCGCTGCACCGCGGCGCGCAATCCATTCTCGGTCGTCTCGCCCCGGCTTGGCAGGACATCTTGCACGTTCGCCCAGTAGTGATCGGCGACAACCGCCCATGTTTCGACTGCGCTGCCGTGCACTGGGTCCTTGCTGACCGTCTTGCGCTCGATAGTTACCTGCTCATCGCAGCGGAATGTCGCCACCATCAATACACCCTCAGCGAGTTGAGTAGGCCACTGACGAATGGCGATTCCACCGCGCCCGGCGTGTACGCCTCGCGGATCTTGGCGAGGACGTAGCCCTTGAATGCGGGCGGCGTTGCGCTTTCGTCCGCGCCGTGGCCGCAGATGACATCGACCTTGACCGCGTCGATGCCGGAGGTTTCTGGCCATGTCGCGCCAGGCACCAGAACGAGCCGGATCGGGTTCTTCGAATAGTCCAGGCGGTATGTGCCCGACGGCAGCGTGGCCGGCGAGCCGTCCGCGCCGACGTAATTCACCTCGATCACCTCCGCCACTGGCCAAGCCGGCATTTCGATGTAGGCCGGGAATTCATCTAGCGTGATGCGGTAGGTGCGTTTGATGATCACGCGGCCGGTGTTGTGTTCTGCCTCGGCGGTCAGGGTCGCGACCATGATCGACAGCTCGGAGTCGAGCTCCGAACCGTTGGCGCGCGCCGCCGTGCGCGCGTCGGAGAGCGAGACTGCCGGCTCCATCGCGGGGCTGGTAATCTGGATCATCAGCGGGCCTCGATATCGAGGAAGATAGTGCGGTCTTCAATGCGCGGCGGCGTGCTGCTGGTCGTGATGCGACACGTGACCGGTGCGCGAGTGACCGTAGAACCGTTGCCGAAGGTGCCCCCCGACAGGAAGACCGTGCATTTCGCACCGACGAAGGTGAAATCGACCGCGACCAGCCCCCCATCCACGATGAACTCCAGCCCACCCGCCCGGATGGCGTCGACGATATCGGCCAGGTACGGCCCCCAATCGAAAGTGATATCTACCGTCGCATCTGGGTCTTTCCAACCGCGCGGCTTCTTAGGATCGGCGAGACTCCAGAACGTGCTGTTCGCTGTGAACACGTTGCCGGTCGCGTTGATCGTGATAGTACGTGCTGCTGATGGCGTGAAAGACATTGTGCTCCCGTTCCCGGTGTTTGTTGCAGGGACGATCCCGACCGCGAGCGTGCTCAAGCTGCCGGCGCTGGCCAGGTTGGCTATGGCCAGGTTGCGCGCGCCTGGCGCGGCGCCAACCGTGACGGCTACGGTGCTTAAGGTGCCGGCGCTGGACAGGTTCGATACGACTAGGTTGCGCAATGCCCCCGTGCCGAACACGAGAGAGAACGATGTCGACCCGAGCAGTGCGCCCCATCGGTAGAGGTCGAACGGGACGACGTACGTTCCGTCAAGCGCCGCGGCGTCGAAGTCGCCTGCCTCGCCGGTGTCGAGCTCGAGGCCGGCCGGGATCGAAGTAATGACCGGGTAGAACTCGATCTCGTCGTCGGCCGGGTGCTCGATATTGGCGCCGTAGAAGCCGTCGGCCGCGACCAGCGCGCCGAGGATGCCGAGGCCGCCCCCGCCGTAATGGTAGAAGCCGAGCAGGCCGGGGCTGTCGCCGCCGTATGCGTGGGAGGCGCTCATGTTGCGGTGTAGGCCTTGAGGCCGCGCGCGCTGCCGTCCGCGTTCCAGGTGCCGAGCAGGTAGTCGGTGCCTGTTACGAGTGAGGCGCTGGCCAACACGATCCGGCCGGCGCCGTTGGTGACTTGATTTGCCAAATTGAGCGCGACCGTGCCGTCGAACCGCAGGGCGACCACGCGGGGGACCGTCAGGCCGGCCAGCGCGGCCGACGAGCCCCAAGCGCGGAAAACGTCACTCGTCAGCGTACCCTGCGCCGGCGCGACGCCAACCGCGACGGTGCCCAGGGTGTCGGCGTCGGCCAGGTTCGCGACGATCAGGTTTTTGACGCCTGCAGCGGGCGGGACGACCGAGACGTTGACCGTGCTCAGGGTGCCGGCGCTGGCCAGATTCGAGATTGCGAGGTTGACCGCGCCCCCCGCGGCCGCGCCGTCGGCGGCGTTAACCAGCGGCCCGGTGCCCGACTGGTACTGTCGGGCGGCCGAGGCGTCGACAAAAACCCCGGTGCCGGATTGGTATTGGCGAGCCATTACGCTACCTGCGCAACAGGGTCAACATAGATCGTCTTCCCCGCTTTAGCGAGGACGACGCGCGCCAAAAATTCGCCTTTCATTTGGGGGGTGAATGTGACCGAAAGCTTTTGCTTACTCGGGGCCGAAAGGCCGGTCGTCGTCCATGTGGCGGCGCTGGCGGCGACGTTGGCGGCGGCAGTCAAAAGGGTGGCGCGCTTGCTGCTCGCTCGGCTCCCCTGAGGCGAGGCGCTCGAACCGAGGTACTCGACCTCGAGCCAAACCTCGGCGTCGGTCAAAGGTGTGGCCGAGTCGTGGATAATGTCGACGGACACGGTTTTTGCCGCGCCCGGGGTGTCGATCCAACCCGCCAGGAGCGGCGAAAGCAGATGACATAGAGGCTCGTTCGCGTTCGTGTTCGCGGCCATCTTTAGCGCTTTCGGCGTGGTCCCGTCCGAGGCGCCGCCAGTTTTAACGATGACGGTTTCGCTTTTAACCGAACCCGCCCATGTCTCGACCCACGAACGATAGTTCGTCGCGCCACTGTCGCAGTTATACATTTCAACGCGTAAGTTCGGGCTATCGAATGAAGCCGAGACGAGCGAGCCAACCCAGCCTGCGGGCAGTTTGCAGTTACGGAAAACCGCAATACCCTCGCGCTGTGCTCCAGGCGAGGAGGCGATGAACAAAATCGCGGAATTACTGAGCGCTGAGAAATCGAAATTCTCAATCAGGACTTCGGTTAGTTTGTAGCCGTTGATGAAATTAAACAGGCCCAGCGTTGGCGTGCTCGTGCCGGGCATGGAACCGCCGTTGATGCGCACTTGACCGCCGAGCGAAACACTGTGATTGATGCTTGTCAGCTTAATGCGGCAGTTGGCGAGAGTTGTACGCGTATTGTCCCCGGAGTTGCCGCTGCCGAGTACAAGCAACGAGCTAGGGTGCGTGTCGTTCAGGTTGAATTCGCAGTTGTCGTATCGCTGCGCGTTCGCAGTGCCGCTGTTGGCGCTGTTCAGGACGAGGTTGGCGTAGTTGAACCCATCGCCGCAGTTGAATACGATGCCTTGGACATAGCCGCTCCCTTGGACCGAAATGCTGTTTGCGCCAGTCGTGGCGACAACCGCTGTAGCGGCCACGGCGGCAGGGGGTGCGGCGGTGTCGGTCGCGCATACCAGCTTACTAGGGTTGGCAATGGTGCCCGCCATTGCGATGGAGACGGCGGCGGCGCTGGTCTGCGAGTGCGCGCTGGACACGTAGGTCGCGCTCGGCCCTGCCTGCGGCGCGGCTGGAATTTTATCTTTTGCGAGCGCCCAGGTCGACCCGTCATCGCCGGCGGCGCCATCTGTAGACCGAACGTAAATATCTGGCATTATGTGTTGCTCCCGCGCACCGAAGCGCATCTAAAATCGAAAGTACCAACTTCCCCGCCTGTGCCTGCCGCGCCCGTGAAGCTCAAGCTGATTGTCAGTTTTAAACTGTTCGCCGCGACTGCGGCCGGCGCTGCCGTGCTGGCCGAGTTGGCTTGGTCCCGTTGGCTCGCCGTGCGCAATACTGCGCGGTCGGTGATGATGCCGGAAGCCGGGACCGGCGCGATAGCGGCGCCAGCCGAGGCGAACTGGTTGCCGCTCGTCCAAAGGCGTGCGACTGCCGAACCCCCGCGGGCCGCGTCGACGCCAATGCGCCGCATTTCGACCATGCAATCGAACCGTTTTACAGTCGCCATATCTGCCGCAATTGCCGGGTGCAATAGCTGCGTTTTGATGACGCCGTAACCCGCCGTCGCATTGGTGACGTGCATGCGCAGCCAGCGCGTCCCGTCGGGGTCAATTAACACGGAGGGCGTATACACCACGTTCGGGCCGAACCCTTCCCAGGCCCACCCGTCAGGGAACGCCCCCGCGCCGCCGCCGAGCATCAGCGGATTCTGTACCCATTGGTTGCTGCCTGCGTTCGCCGGGTAGACGTCGTTAGCGTCCGCGATTAGGGGGCTTGTCGTCGGCAATACTGCGGCCATGCCCGCGCGCTGCGCCTCGCCCTGCAGGTACACCCCGAACGCGTTTTGATGGATGTAATCGGGCGCGAACGCGACGTTCGCGTTGTAGTTTGCATCGGCGGCCAGGCCGGCGCTGTCGTCGATAAAACGGAGCGTTGAAGGGTTAGCGGCGCAGCGCGCAGCCAGCCAGGCATTCCGCGCCACGAAAGTGGAAACGGCGGTCGCGCCGCTGCCCCTCGGCGGGAGCGCCAGGAACATGAGCCGAACGCCGGCGGAAAGCGAAAAGTCAATCATTGCCGTGAAATCGGCCTCGGTGCCGCCGTTGGTGCCGGCGCGGACCGCGTAGTTTTTTACACTTGGGAACGCGGCGACGAGTGCCGGCAGGCGGGCGCCGATCGAGCCGGCCCCCTCGCTCTGGATGCCAGCGTTCCAGATGACGCGGGGCGGGACCAAAGAACGCGCAAAGCCGTACCGGGTCGACTCGATGCTATAGAGAATATCGGTCAACGAGTCGCCAAGCGTGATCCAATCGCCCGCCCAAGGCGCAGGCGCACGTCCGCGCGTGATGCGCTGGCCGCTCGAGGCGGCAAACGAGGATGCGGCGAGGTTCGGCATTACGTCGGCTGCGAACGGGTATAGACCCAGGTCGGGAAATTGCAGGTATCGCTAACCGCGACCGCCGCCTCGCCCGTTTCGTCGGTAACGAGCAGCACGCGCGTGCCGTCGACGAGGGCGACGTGATGGTCGCCCGAGCCGCCGATCGCGGCCGCGGCCACGCTTTTGGCTGCAATGGCCAGCGTGCGGTTGTTGCCGCTCGAGGCGAGGACCATATCGGCTGCGGCCATTGCGACCTCGGCGACCTTGTTGCTCGTGACGGTCGCCAGGCTGTCGCCGAAAGCGTACGCCTTAATCAACAGCATTTTGGTAGCGGCAGTTTTAACTACCAGAGGGCCGCCGTCGAGGACGTCGGCGTGTGCGAACTTGGCCATTTTTTAACCTTTCAGAATAATTCGGAAATGCTCGGGTTTCACAGGACGATGGTCTTCATTCGCCCGTGCCGTTCGAGCATCACTGTCTTGACACCGCGCTCGCGCAGCAGATTGAGCGTCGCGGCCCACATTTCGCGGTCGACCTTGCCAACTGCGCCGTGTAGGTAGGCAGTGGTGTCGGTCAGATGCGTGACGGTGACGATCGCCAGGTAGGGGATGCGCCTCGCGTAACCGTCCGGCTCGTCGTAGGCGCGAACGCTGGAGACTTCGGGGGTTATGGCGAGGTAGAGCATTCCGTGCCTCAGGCAGATTTGTTTGCGGACTTCGCTGCCTTGTTGCGCGGCGCAGCCGCCATCTTGTTTGCAGGCGCCGGCGATGCCTTCGCTTCGGGTGAGGCCAAGCCGTCATCACCTTTGCTGGCCTCGCCGACCGCCTTTACGAGGCCGGATGCTTCCAGCTCGTCGGCTTCGCTTTTCGGCACGCTCAAGCTGTCGCCACGGACAAAGTTCGAGCGGCCGTGCATGAAGCTTTCGAGTGCATTTACTTTGATCAGCATGCTGTTCTCCTCTCAAAGAGACGGCGCCGAAGCGCCGCCCTTCTGGTTAAGCGACGCCGTCGAAGTT